CGCGGCTCGACAGAACCGGCCTCGCTGGAACATTGAACTAGCTGCGGTTTCTCTTCCCACGGCATCGGGCGTATCATTTCCCACTAGATCAGTTGGAAATGCTCGAGGAGCGCCAATGCCCGACCTGCTCGACCAGCTGCGCGACCAGCGCGCCGCCGTCCGCACCACCCAAGACGGCATCCTGACCCGCGCAGCGGCCGAGCAGCGCGACCTCAGCCCCGAGGAGCTCGCCGAGCACACCGCCCGCTCCGTCGAGGCCCGCGAGCTTGACGACCGCATCGAGCGGCTCCTCGCCGACCAGGTGGCCGAGCTGCGCGCCGCGTCGACCAGGACCGCCAGCCGGGACGTCCCCCGCGAGCCGGTCCTCACCCGCGAGCAGAGCGTCTACGACTGGCTCCAGCACCGCGGCGCCTTCGACGCCGCCGAGACCCCACTCTCGTTCGACCGCTACCTCCGCGGCATGGCCACCGCCGACTGGACCGGCGCCGAGCACGAGCGCGCCCTCGCCGAGGGCACGGTCGGCGCGGGCGGGGCGCTGGTGCCGGCGCCCCTCTCGGCCCGGGTCATCGACCTGGCCCGCAACCGGACCGTGGTCTTTCGGGCCGGCGCCCAGACCGTGCCCATGACCTCCCAGACGTTGGCGCTGGCCCGGCTCACCTCCGAGGGCACCCCGGCGTGGAAGAGCGAGAATGCGACCATCACGGCCGCCGACATGGTCTTCGACCGGGTCACCTTCACCGCCCGGACCCTGGTCCGGACCATCCTCCTGTCGGTCGAGCTCTTCGAGGACGCCGACCCCTCCAGCGAGGACGTCATCGCGCAGAGCTTCGCCGGGCAAATGGCCGTCGAGCTGGACCGGGTCGCCCTGCTCGGGACGGGCACCCCGCCCGAGCCGAGAGGCGTCTTGAATCAGAGCGGCATCACGAGCACCGCCCACGGCGCCGCCGGCACGGTCATCTCGAACTACGACTGGTGGTTGGATGCCATCGGCGCCGTGCGGGCGGCCGGGTTCGAGCCCAACGCCCACATCCAGGCGCCGCGGTCGTCGACCAGCTTGAGCAAGCTCAAGGAAGCGACGACCAACGCCTACATGACGCCGCCGGCCGGGCTGCTGCCGATGCTCACGACCAAGAGCGTGCCTATCAACCTGACCGTGGGCGCCTCGACGGACACGAGCCTGGTCTTCACCGCCGACTGGTCGCAGCTGCTCATCGGCATCCGGACCGACTTCCGGCTCCGGTTCCTCGGCGAGCGGTACCTCGCCGACAACCTCCAGTACGCCTTCCTGGCCTACCTGCGCGCCGATGTGCAGCTGGCCCAGCCAACCGCGTTTGTCGTCGACACGGGAGTGCGGATCTGATGACCGATCGTCCCATCGACGTCGACGTCGACCCCCGGGTCGAGCTGGCCGAGAAGGGTCCGGACTTCGAGCGCCGGGTCGGCGAGCCGGCCGGCGTCCGCAACCGCCCGGACCCCGCGGCCGCCGAGGTGGCCGACGAGGACACCCTCGTCGAGCGCAAGGACCTCGGCCCCGACTCCTCCACGTTCATCGCCTCCGGCGACCCGATTCCTCCCGAGCTGCGCGCTCTTCCCCGACGTGCGGCTCGGGAGGTGCCACGCAAGAAGTAGCCCGTGTCGTGGTGGGACCGGTGGGTTTGGTCCCGGGTCGCCAACCGTGAGGCGCTGACCCTCGAACAACTCCTCGCCGAAGAGGGCCGCCCCACCGCCTCTGGCGAGGCCGTCACCATCGAGAGCGCGCTCCGGTTGTCGACGGTGTGGGGATGCGTGAGGCTCCTGGCCGACTCGGTGTCGACCCTGCCCTTGCATGTCTACCGCGGTGACGACCGCGACCCCATCCCCACCCCGCCGCTCCTGGTCCGACCCTCGGCCGACTTCCCCGAGCTCGCCGACTGGCTCTGGGCCATCATGGCCAGCCTGCTCCTGCGCGGGAACGCCTGGGGCGTCATCACCGGCCGTTCCGGCTCGACCCTCCTGCCCGTTCAGGTCGACCTGGTCCACCCCGACCGGGTCGCCATCACCACCGAGGAAGGCCGCCGCATCATCCGCATCGGCGGGGTGAAGTACGACCGCGAGGACCTGTTCCACGTCAAGGCGTTCCCCTGGCCCGGCCAGCTCGAGGGCCTGTCGCCCATCGCCTATGCCCGCGAGGCCATCGGCCTCGGCATCGCCGCCGAGCGCTACGGCGCCAAGTTCTTCGGTGACAGCGCCATCCCCAGCGGCGTCCTCACCTCCGACCAGCGCATCGACCCCAAGACAGCCAGCGCCCTGAAAGAACGGTGGAAGGCCCGACACCAGGGCCACCGCGACATCGCCGTGCTCGGCGACGGCGCCAAGTTCCAGGCCGTCACCATCGCCCCCGAGGAAAGCCAGTTCATCCAGACGCAGCAGTTCAGCGTCTCGACTATCTGCCGCATCTTCGGCGTAGCGCCTGAGCAGATGGGCGGCCAGACCGCCGGCCACGAGGCGTACACGAGCCCGGAGATGCGCGGGACCGACTTCCTCACCTTCACCCTGCGCCCCTGGCTGGCCCGGGTCGAGCGCGCCGTCTCCGGCCTTCTGCCCTCCACCCAGGTGGCCAAGTTCAACGCGGGCGGCATGGTCCGGGCCACCCTGCGCGACCGCTACGAGGCCCACAAGGTCGCCATCGAGGCCGGGTTCCTGACCGTGAATGAGGTCAGGGAGCTAGAGGACCGCCCACCGCTGCCCGAAGGGGGCGCCGTCGCATGACCCTTGACCGTTGCTTCTACCCCGCCGGCCTCCACCTCCGCGACGATGGAGACGGCCGCACCCTGGTCGGTCCGTTCATTCCCTGGGGCGTCGAGGCTCGCGTGCTCGACCGCGGCCGCCCGGTCGTCGAGGTCTTCGAGCGTGGCGCCCTGGCTGGCGCGAACCCGGCCAGGGTGCCGCTCTACGCAACGCACCCCCGCGACGCCGGCACCCTGCCCATCGGCGTGACCGTCGAGCTGGAGGAACGAGCCGACGCCGCCTGGGGCGCATGGCGGGTATCACGCACCGCCCTTGGTGATGAGGTGCTGAGCCTGGCCGCTGACGGCGTGCCGCTCGGCTTGAGCGTGGGCTTCGCCGAGGTGGCAGGTGGTAGCCGCTGGTCGCCCGACCGTCGTCGAGTGACCAGGACCCGGGCCGAGCTCGACCACGTCGCCGTGGTCAGGGTGCCCGCCTACGCCGGCGCCGGGGTGAGTGCTGTCCGGGCCGCGTTGCAGCCTGCTGCCACGCTGCTGACCCTGGCCCGGCTCCGTGGGTAAGAGCGGCGGGATGACCTACATCGGCAGGCCGCAGGGCCGATGCCTCTCCTGCCACAACCAGTTCGTCGGCCCAGGCGAACGCTGCCAGCCCTGCCAGCGCAAGCTACGCGACCGCAAGCGCCGCAAGCCCCGGTGACCTGTGCCAGCCAGACAGGGCGGACCGAGCGGGCGGCCATGGCGTCGAGCCCGAGCCCGCGTGCTCGCCACCTCCGACGTCTGCTACCTCTGCGGCCACCCCGGTTCGGGCGCCGTCGACCACGTCATCAGCCGCAAGGTCGCACCCGAGCTAGCCCTGGACCCCGGCAACCTGCGCCCCGTCCACGGCTCACTGAGCCGCTGCCCTGTCTGCCGGCGAGCCTGCAACGAGGAAAAGGGCGACCGGGCGACCCTGGCCGAGCGGCGGCCACCACGCCAGTCGAGGCGATGGTGATGCGATTCCCCCCATGGGGACGGCCGGGCGACCCCGCGCCCCGTGCCCGGTGTGTGTGTGCAGCATGACCGCCCTGGCCGTGGACTGCCCGCCGCTGTTCGCCACCCCCCGCGACCCGTCCCGGCCCGCCCTGGGGGGCGCCGTGGCCGAGGTCGCCGAGCAGCTGGGTACGCCGTTCATGCCGTGGCAGCGTGAGGTCGCCGACGTGGCCATGGAGGTCGACCCGGCAACTGGCCGACTGGCCTACCGCGAGGTCGACGCGACCCTGCCGCGCCAGTCGGGCAAGACGACCCTAGAGCTGGCCGTCATGGTGCATCGCTGCCGGACCTGGGCCCGCTCACGGGTGCTCTACAGCGCCCAAGACCGCATCCACGCGCGGGCGAAGTGGGAGGATGACCACGTTGCCGCCCTAGAGCGGTCGCCGTTCGTGGGCGAGTTCAAAGTGCGCTACCAGCGCGGCGATGAGGCGATCAGGTGGCACAACGGAAGCCGCCATGGGATCACCGCCCCGGGCGAGAAAGCCGGGCACTCCGACGTGCTCGACGTCGCCGTGGCCGATGAGGCATGGGGGCTGGAGGACTCACGGCTAGAGCAAGGCTTGTCGCCGACCATGATTACCCGCCCGCAACCGCAGTTGTGGGTGGTGTCGACCGCCGGGACGCACCGTTCGGCGTACCTGCGCGGGAAGGTCGACGCGGGCCGGGCCCGGGTCGGCGCCGGGCACCGGTCGACCGTGGCCTACTTCGAGTGGGCGGCGCCCGAGGGGTCCGACCCGGCCGACCCGGCGACGTGGTGGGCGACCATGCCGGCGCTCGGCCATACCGTGACGGAGGCGACCATCGCGGCCGAGTTCGAGCGGCTCGACCTGGCCGACTTCTGCCGGGCCTATCTCAACTGGTGGCCGGGTGAGATCCCCGCCGACTGGCAGGTGGTCGAGGAGGCCGCATGGCGGGCCCTGGCCGACCCGTACTCCGAGCCCGTCGACCCGGTGGCGTTCGCCGCCGACGTCACCCCCGACCGCTCGGCCGCTGCCATCGGGGTCGCCGGGGTGCGCCCCGACGGGCTGGGCCACGTCGAGGTCGTCGACCATCGCCCCGGTACCGGCTGGGTGGTCGGCCGGCTGGTCGAGCTGGCCGAGAAGTGGCATCGGTGCGCCATCGTGGTCGACGACACCGGCCCGGCCGGGTCGCTGATCGCCCCGCTGGAGGCCGCCGACCTGGAAGTGGTGAAGCCATCGACTCGGGCCCGGGCAGCCGCCGATAGCGGGTTCTATGACGCGGTGGTCGAGCGGTCGCTGCGCTATGTCCCCCGGCCAGCGCTGGATGCCGCGGTGGCCGGCGCGGCCAAGCGACCGCTCGGCGATAGCTGGGCATGGGCCCGACGGGGGCTGTCGGTCGATATCTCGCCGCTGGTCGCGGTGTCGCTGGCCCGCTGGGGCCACGCGACCCGGGCGCACCTGCACAACCGCGAACCCAGCATCTACCTCTGACCGGGTCACAACCCCGGAGGCGTTCTCGGTCGCCTCCGAGATCGTGGCCGGGACCGGACGGTGGGGGCAGCTCGGTCCCAGGGCCGATGGCCAGCCCGGTGGTTGGACGGTGAGCGCAGGCAACGGACACCGTCCTACCGAAAGAACGCCAGCCACCCTGCCGGCGTTACCTGGAAGCAGGCGAACGCCCCCGGCCGTGGTAGCGACCGAGGACGTCCACCTCCCCCAAGGCAGGGCCTTGGCACCAGAAAGAGCGCCTACGGGCCGTCAGCCGTTACGTCGCGGCGCGCGCTGAGGGAGGCGCTCCTCGGCCTCCAGCAGCCGATGCATCACCATCAGCTTGCGCATCAGGTCGTCGAGGGCCTGGCTGGCCGCTTCCCAGTCCGGATCGGTGACCGCCTTGACCAGCAGCGCGTGGGCCTCCCCATGCTCCTCAGGGGTCATCCGCCTCGGATCTGCCATCCTTGCCCCCTCGCCAAGCTCCCCTGTGCCCCCACCCTGATCATCCTCTGGGTCATCGCTAACGACTGGGTCATGGCGAACGACCTCGACGACCTCGATGGGGCCGAAGGCGGCCCGCAGCCCGCGGAGGGCCGCGAGCTGGTCATCGTCGACCTCGGGCACTCGACCATCATGCCGCCATCATGGCCGGGCATCGGGCCGCTGTCTTGGCCGGCGCTGCTTGGCGCGTTTGCGGAATACGGGCTTATGGTTGCAGCGCCGCAGCGGTCGGGACGGATCTTCTTGGCGGGAGAGATGACCGGCTGCTGCGGCGCTGAGTGCCGCTAACCCGGGTCTGTGGGCCACAAACCCTCGGGGTACGCCAAGCGGCCCCGCCGGGTGACGGGGCCGCTGGCATCGGGTCGGCTAGATGTTCCCTAGGCCGCGCTCGGGCGGTAGCACCTCCTCGAGCAGGACCGCCCAGCGGACCAGGCTGTCGCGGCCGGGACGGACGCCCGGCTCCACCGGCAGGTGCAAATCGTGGGCCTCGTGGACCAGGCGGGAGACTTCGCTGGCCGCCGTGGTGACGTCCAGCAGCAGACGGCTGCGACGTCGCGGGATATCGTTCGGGTCGGGCATGGTGGGCTTCGCTCCTCGTGCCCCATGGG